GAACTCGTCGAGAAAGAGGATGTTGAACGACATACCTCGGACAGCACTTGCAGACGTAGAAGCTGCCAATATCTTACTGCCATTTTCTAACTCCAGAGATCCTTTGTTCCATGCAATGATACCCTGTTGCATCCACTTGGGTAGGTTTTCATATGCAGTTTGTAACCTTCCAAGAAGTTCTCTCGCGGTTGCTGCTTTGTTTGCAAGAATGCCAATGTTCACACTGTCGTTAAAGACAGCATAATGCAAAAGGTAAGATACGACTGTAGTGGATTTACCAGTCTGTCGTGGCATCTTACAGATATTAAATCTGTTCTCATGGAAGTTATTGATTAACTTCTCTTGGAAATGATATGGATGAAACTGAGTAAGCCCCTCATCCAGAGAGACAATCTTAATATAGTTGTTAGCAAAATACACGGGATCTTCTTTACACTTGACAAATTCTAAGATTTGCTCTTGTGTAAACTCAATCGCCGTGTTTGCTTTTTTTAGATTAGGATTGCCAAGGTATACATTATCAGACATAAGTTATCAGCAATTCCAGGCTCTTAATGATTTATTGATTCTGCTATCGGGATCGTTTGCAGTCTTGGCGGAAGTCAACTTCTTTTTCATTCCTTTCATTCTCGCACAAAAGCTCTTTCTACGAGGGTTCCCAACTTTCTTTGAAGGTCTCTTAAGATCGCTTCCTGGGTTTTGACGCTCATACGACTTCCTACCTTTCTCATTTAATCCTCCTTCTGGATTCTTACCTGACTTTTTTTGCCAGTCTTCCGTATGTAGGAGTGGATTTCCTGGAACATAATCAGAAACTTCATAATTCCTTACTTTAGAACCAGGATATACTTTATCAAGTTGATCCTGTACTTCATTTCTTCCGGGAACTTTAACGGATGGGAAAAACATTCTAATCATGTAGAACTTACCTCTCCAGGAGAATCCTACAAGGATAATATTTCCAGTCTTGGATGGAATTCTTACTGCTTCGCTTACTTCCTCTCCCATGGGTTTTACATAATTTTTATCTGGACCCATCTTGCCACCATCACCACCCTTAAACTTGGGACCACACTCGGAAGTTCCATGTACGGGGCACTCTTCACCTTCGTGGGAGTGATTGCATCCTTTCTTCTCATCAATCTGCTCACCATCATGAATAACTTCATCACCTGCTTTCACGCAGCGATTGTAAGTCTTACCAAACAGTTTCTGAGTTCCTGCTTTCTTGTAACCCTTCCAGCACTTCTTACCTGCTTCGCCAAGTAATTTAGATCCAAGACCCTCTGTTGGTTTGAGTGGATCTGGTGTTATGAGATCGGTGAACTCATAATCAGTTGGTTTGTATTCAGATCTCCAATTGGAGAACTCTTCTTTCTTAGTCTTGTTACCCCAGTTCTTGGCACCTACTTTGCGACACTTAACCAGTGCTCCAGATGCATAAGCAGAAGGCCATACAGAGTAGCGAGACTTGACCTTGTGGTAGCAAGCATCTTTCTTACCTTCTTCGAGATCGATATCAATCTCATCACCCACTTCTACATTATTCTCAGCAAACCATCCACGATTTACTTCCATTGCACAAATAATTTCTCCATCAGAAGAAACTGGAGTTTCGACATTTGGTTCTAACTGCTTGATACTCTCGATAATTCCATCTGCTCTAATAAATGCAATATCCAGAGGAATTTTCGTTTCAGTCATATGGAATGACTGTTTAGCAATTTCATCAAAGATGAACAACATTCCACTATTAACATCTAAACTTTCACGGAACATCAATCCAAGATTAAAGTCTCTGATGTCCGTTGGGATTTCAAGTTGAAGGGGTAAGGTTGTGAATTCTTCTTTCATACTTTTTGCTTTTCTTTCATTGTCGATGTTGTGATCAACCCCACCATGCATAACACGTTGCTTAAGTGTGGAAACCCCATACTTATCTTGCTTGTGTCTAACCATACGCTTGTAACGATCAAATTTATCGTTACCCTTCTTATCGCGCATTTCTTTTTCCAGAATAGTTTCTTCAGTCTTCACGTTAATTGCCTTCCCTTTTCTATCTGGATTTGGATCTTTACGATTCTTACGACGGAATGCTCTCTCCTCTTCATCCTTGGAGAGATTGCGCTTCATTTTTGATGAACCACACTTGGGTTTTGTGGTTTGTCCTGGTTGTCTGGCGCATGGTTTCCCAGCGTACTTCCCACCCAATTGAACCCAACCAGGCTTCCCATCAGAAGACTTACTCTTGCTAAACCAGTCACGCAGAGAAGAATCACCACTTTTCGACTCACTCATCCCTCCACCATTACCGCCATTACCGTTACCATTGGAATGACCATTACCATTTCCATTGCCATTCCCATTCGTGTTTTCATCATCTACAGAATGTCCATTTTCTTTGCGAAGATATCCAGCACGACCCACTACCTTGAATCCCTTAGGGATAGGTTTACATTTCTCATCGGTGTAGCAGTAATAATATCCTGCTTTACACTTGCCGTTCTTAGCCATTCAACTGAGTGGATATTCTTTATTATTTATCAACCATCAAGTGCTACAGTAAGTCCAAGCGACATACCAGGCAGTGCAATCCAAGAAGTACCGTTATAGAACTCTACTTTTTTCGTTGTGGTGTTATAAATCATCGCACCTTCATTAAATGTTGCCGCATCTCTATCTGTTGTTGTATATTGCGGCATATAAAATGCAGTACCAACTGTTGCAATACCAGATACATTCCAGTTTCTGGCATTTGCTTCATCATATGTAATGTCACCAGTAACACTTAAATTACCAGTAAGAGTTAAATTAGTTCCTGTGCAGTTTTCTGCTAATTCATCTACATCTCCACCACCGACTGCTGTACTGGCAATACCGACCCATTTAGCACCATTGTAAATAAGAAGTTGTCCTTGACCAGTTGTTCGATCAAAGGTGACATCATCAAGGTCATGCATGACCCCAGCACCACCGCCACCAATAGTAGCAATTTGTTGCTGAACTCTATTGATGAATGTTCTGTAATGATTTTGTAATTGATCTAAGGTTACAAATTTCTGATCCAGAGGAGTTAATGGATCTGAAGAATTATTTGTTGATGGATCTCCGGGTAGAGTTGGATTGTCCTCAGTTAAAAGTTTCTTTTCGTTTATCTCTGAGATAGTCTCTTCGAGATAGTTAATTTTTTCAACTAACTCTTTATTCTTTTCTTCTAACTTGTCTAACTGAAGTCTCTCAAGAACCTCTTTAATTTCTTCCTGAATGTTCTCAATGTGTTCATTCTGCTTTTTGATATGCTTCTCATTAACAGTAAGGTCCATCTCAAGACCTTTCATCTGCTCAGAAATTTTATTTCTGAACTTACCTACTTCTGTTTTAAGACTAGCATGATAAGTTTCATTTGATTCAATTAAAACTGTCTGAATTTCCCTCAGATCTTCGTTTACAGTTTCTTCCAGGAAATTAAATCTTTTATAATATTTTTCAATATCTTTAGAATAACTTTCTAGTTTTTCATTTTCACTAATTTCTCTATTTTTAAAATCCTTATAAAGATTTTGATATGTTTTAGAGATCGAATCAATCTCTCCTTTATATTCATCAATTACTGTCTGAAGTTCTTGTATCTTTTCTGAAGTTTTTTCGGGAATTCCTTCAGAAATAGACTGAACCTTTTCTGTCAGATTATTAACTCTAGAAAGAACCTCTTCCTCTAAATCTTTTACTTCCTGTTCAGATTTGAGTTTAGTTTCAATTAAAAGATTGCTATATTTTGGTATCTCAGTTTCAGTAAATAATTTTACCTTTGCCGTAAGATTCTCAATATCCTCTTTATAAGAATCAATTGAGTTTTTAATTTTCTCTTCAGTCCTTACCTCTGTTTCCGCAAAAAACTTTTTATATTTTGGAAACTCTTCTTCTACTAAGTTTTTTACATTTTTGTTGAGATCCTTGGCAGTTTCTTTAAACTCTTCCCTAACAATATCAATTGTATTCTGATTGAGAGACTCAACCTCTGACAGAGCAGTTGTAACTTCCTTGTTAACATCTGCTTTAATTGTATCTAAGTTTTCTTCTACTTGCTCTTTAAAGTCACCAAATCTTTCATCAACTCTAACTTCAGACTCTGAAATTAATTTTTTATACTTTGGTACATCAATGCTAAGGAATCCCTCAACAGCAGTAGATAATCCACTAAAATCATCTTTAATTTTATCAACTGTCTCTCCATTGATAGAAGATATCTTTGACTCAATCTTTGATATTGATTGTTCTACAAAAAGAAGTTGTGCCATCATGGCACTATCCAAATCTTCTTGCTTAATTAAATTTTTTATATCTTCTTTTATACCACCAACTTCTGCAGATACATTCTCTACTTTTTCTAAGTTTTCTTTAAAACTATCAAAGGTAGAAGTGAAGTCAGATAACGATTGAATATGATTTAAGTTTGTTTTAAAAGCATCAAACGCTTCTGAAACCTGTTCTATCTTTTGTGGAGACGCAGCAGTATATTCCTCTTTAACTTCATCAAGAGGGGTCTTCTTAGTATTTCCAAAAAAGTCTGCAGGCTTCTTTAATGCCACTTTTAATATATCTCCTGTATTTTATTATTTATTGTCCTCTTTTAATCCGTTCTTGAGCATTTTTGCTAAGTCGGCAGTTGATCCAACAAAGAGTGCATTGTTGACTGTAGATGGTCCCTTCTGCTTTTCTTCCTCAACATCTTTCAGTTTCTTCTGAAGATCCATTAATTTATCGGTAGCATCAGCAACGTTCTTAATTAATTGCCCTGCAACCTCATATGCTCTTGGCATTTCACTTTCTTGAGCAAGTTCAAGAATACCATTAATTGCCTCTTGACCTTTTTCGATTATACTATACAGATTTCCTCTAGTATAGTCATAATCTTTCCTGACATCATCAGATGTTGGTTTTGTTATCTTATCAGGAGATTTTTTGACAATCTCTGTTTCAACAACATCGTTAGTGACATTGAAAGTGTCGTTAAGATCGCCAAATTTGCTACTCATAAGAATCCACCATCAAATCCAAAGTTATCACCCTCTTCGATCAGAGCACTATCAGCGCCGATTGGACCAAAGGTTGGTGCAGGTGCTGCCTCCGTATA